ATGTAAAATCTTTTTTCATTTCTAATAGGCCATTATATGTCCTCGTGGCAGGTTCAGTTCCTATGTAATGTTTAGTATTAGATGCTGCAAGAAACCCCAATAACCTTCCACCCCAACCACAACTCATATCCCACACTACTCCATCACCACCATACTTCTCATAAATTAATTTTGCTGCTGTTGGTCTAAAATTACTAACTCCATATGAACCACCATATAATTTCAAAGATTGTCTAAATCTATTTAAAGTAAATTTATTATTACCATATTTTAATTGCCAATTCCAACATTTTTTAATAATTGTTTTCAACATAACATCATCATTAAATGCCTCTCTTGGACTTAAAGATGTTCCACATCTAACATCAATCCAATGTGGAAAGTATGACCACACTAGCCGTAAACAATGCATCGTTTGAATAATTTGATTGTTTTCAAATATAGTATTCGAATTAAACTTTCTTAACTTTTCAAAATGACTATATTTTTCTTGATCATTTATAATATAATGGGGAAATCCACTTTTACGATAATATTTAAATATAATATTTATACCACGCTCAATATCAGTATTTTCAATGTCATTTGTTACTTTATGGTATTCTAAATCAAGAGTATCTTCATTAGTAAATTTTTTTAGAACTTCATAATTAACCAAAGATTTTATCATACAATAAGATTAGTAAAGTCTATTCCTAATTCTTTAAGCTTACTCTCTTCAATACCCCATTTTACTAATATCTCACGCAATTCAAGCATACCACCGTCTGTCAGCATATAAAAACCTATAGCCTCTATAGCTTCAGCTCTACTACATTCATCATTATTACGTACTATATTAATAAGCCAGTTTGGATAGTTCATATCATTTCTCCCTTTAACATATTTTAACCACTGTTTCCTTTTTGGTAAAACATTTATATAAAATTTATATAAATCTTTTGGTTTTACATTATATTTTTGAAATTCATTTACAAGTTCTACCCAATCACTCTTCATAGAAAGAAAACGATTAATCATATAATTAGACCAAGTTTTTTTATCCTCTTCTGTTATTTCATCCCAATAATTAGGATTCTGAATCTCCGTCAGATTTTTTAGATGGTGAAACAGATTCTTGCTTTTTATCTTCTTTTGATTCTGGTTTTTTCTTATAGTCGGTTTCATAAAATCCTGATCCTTTAAATATAACTGCCGGTTTTGAAATTTTCCTTTTCATTAATTGTTTTACCTCTACACATTTAGAGCAATCTGGAGCTTTATCTTCCATCTTCTGTAAAACCTCTTCTTCATGCCCGCAAGTTGGACAGATATACTCATAAATCGGCACGGAACAATGGTTCTTTATCTGGTTTATCTTCTTTTAACACATTTGCTTCAACTTCATCACCCAAAACTCCAGTATAAAGTTTTGAAACTTTACCACAGTCACCACACGAATAAACTTGTACAGGTATCATTTCTTCTTTACCAGTAGGTGAAACTAATGCTGATAATCTCTTTAACACATAACAAAGTATAAAAAGATAATTCCCACAATGTTCACATTTTAATGTCTCTGCATCTCGTAAATCTACCTGAACTGTAGCTCCTTGATTACTGGCTCCTGGTAATGGTCTCATTGGTTTTGTTGTCATCGTTTAACTCCTATACAATTCTATCAACTAAATTATATTTCAAGCAGGTTTTAGCATCCCACATCAAATCGTGTTTTAATATTTCATCTAATTCTTCTATTGGAACTTTAGTATATTCTGTATATACATTTCTAATTGTTTCCATCATTAAATCTAAATTCTTTTTCTCATCTTCTATTTCAGAGTATTTTCCCCATAAATTTGAAGATAATTGATGTATTAACATATATGAATTTTTACTTATATATCTTTTAACTCCCACTATTGAAAGAAAAGTTGCTGCACTTGCACAAAATCCATCTACATAAGTGTAAACAGGAACTTTACACCTTGAAATTGTATCCATTGATGCAATACCAGCTGTAATTGAACCTCCGCCTGAATTTATATACAATCTAATCGGGGGTGGTTCAATTTCTAATACATTAGATACTGTAAGATGTTTTGCTTCTAATTCACTAAGTTTATGATTTAATTCAACTACAGATTCTCTGGTCACTCCAGAATAATAATATATTTTATTTTCATAAACTGAAATATGTTTTTCTTCGCCTGGTTTTACATTTTTCTTTGGACTTGATTTTGTTTCACCCCAAGAAGTATTCATATCTAATCTTCCTCTACATTTAATGAAAAATTTTCAGTTAAAAATTCTATTACTTTATCCTTTTCTGCGCCCGAATTAATAAGTTTAACTGCTTGTTTAAGAACTTCTTTAACTAAATTAGCGTGAGAATCATCTTCATGACCATCATAACTTAATTCAATGCCATCCTTATTTTTATATTTAGTCATTTTACTACTCCTAACAATTCTATTATCATTGCCATTACATTTATTTCTTTGTCCACTACCTGTGCATCAGATAATTCATATTTTGCAATTATTAAAATACACTCTGCTATATGACCTTCTCCCCAATAATCAACCTCTTCATATAATACTCTAAATAAATCTGCAAAATCTCTAATCTTTTCAGTTGCCAAAGTTTGTCGTATATTATTAAATGCATTTTTCTTATCTTGCGTTTTTAAAGAATTCAAAATTTTTAATTTATAATCCCTTTGAATTATTGATTCTTTATCTACTTTTAATTCACCACCCACAGACTGTCTCTGTGCTGTATTAATTACTCTTCGTATATCTGGATAATTACTATCCAATATAACTTTAACATCATCTAACTCATATTTAATATTCTCAGTATCAAGAATATTAGTAATTAAATGTTTTGCAACTTCAGGCCGGCTCAAAGGTTCAATATGAAATGCCTGACAACGACTCTGAATTGGGTCAATTATTCTCTCTACGAAATTACAGGTTAGAATGAACCTACAATGTTTACTAAATGTTTCCATAAGGTTACGAAGTGCTGCCTGTGCGTTTGGAGTAATATAATCACACTCATCAAGAATTATTATTTTATAATCTTTAAATCCTATTGTTGAAGCAAAATTCTTTACTTTAGTTCTAACTGTATCTACATTATTTTCATCACTCGCATTTATATAAAGATAATCGCATTCGATATTCTTTACAAGAATTTTAGAGAGAGTGGTCTTACCTGTACCAGCCTTACCATATAGTAAAAGATGTGGTAAGTCGCCACTCTCCAGATAAAAAGACACTTTTTCTTTTAGAGATTCATTCCCTATATAAGTGTCTAAGGTGGTTGGCCGATACTTTTCTACCCATAATGTATGCGTGTCTTTCATTAATTCTTTTTCCAAACCCAAATAGGTTCACAGAAAATACCATCAAATTCCTTAATCATTTCTGGAGTTCTATTTGGTTCTTCAGTTACTACTCCAGTTCCAGCACCTATTGAATTTGGTCTTTTTGCCATTTCCATTCCAATACAACCTTGATATTCTGAATTATCTAGTTCAGATAAAAAATCATTCATAGGATCACAAATTTTTAACCAACCCTTTTTCTTTGAACCGCTACTAGCATTTACATCCGATATGTTTACCAATAAATATCCACCAGGTTTTATAGAATCCCAAATTTTTTTAAGTGTTCTATGTAAAAAATATTTATTCCAACCTTCAACGTTTTTATATCTAACCCAACTTTGAGTATCATCATAACTATAACGTTCTACATTAAAATATGGTGGTGATGTAAAAACCAAATCAAAATAATTAGCCCATTTAGTATAATCAATATCCTCTGCTGGACTACAAATAAATTCTGACATTTTTGATGCTTCAAACCAACCAATATTGTTCTCATAAAATTCTACTTGTTCGTTATATATAGAATGATTTTCTTTTCGTGGGTCTATACCTACATAATGTTCTCCATGATTTGATGCATAAAATCCAGCTAACCTATCACCCCACCCAGCTGAAAAATCTAATATAGTTTTAGATTCAAAATAATCATAAACACATTTAGCTACATTTGGTTTAAATTGTGAACAAATATATTTTCTTAATCCCAACATAGTTCTTAATACAGATTTATTTATTTTTTCAACTTTTAATGTATATGCTGCACCCATAAGTGTAGTCATAAATTTTTCAGTTTTCCATGTCCTTGTTGGGCCAGGCGATATTGAACCATCAACTGCCCATCTATTTTTTTGTTGAAAATAATTTGAAGAATCATTACCTCTATTTAATCTACGAAAATATATTGGTTCACCTAAATATTCTAATGAATATTTAAAATCACTCTCTGTTCTAGCATACCACTTGTCTTGTACCAACAAATCATTCCACCAAACACCTTTTAATTTAGCAAAATCTCTAAGAGCATCTTGCAAACTTATATCCATATAAGGAATTGGATATGTCATAGCAATTTTAGCTAAAGATTCTTTAACATCATCTTTATCAAATGTTTCTTTTATATATGCCCACTCATCTTCATTGATATTAAGATAAGGGCTCATATTAAGAAACTTATCGAAATATTCTAAATACATTACTGTAAAAGTTGTTCTACGAGATAATACGTTACATCATATTCATCTACTTTAAAATTTATTTTAGCCAAACCTTCCGATGAAATCTGTAACTCCGCACTTTCACACTCCTTATTTGCTACAAGAACTTTAGAAAAAATATTTGCATTAAATGATATAGCATTCATATCAGAATACACACTTGTATTAACTGGAAGTATAACTCTATTTGTATTAACAGCAGAATACCCAATTACAACTTTTGTATTTCCATTATCAGTTAAAACTGTAAAAGTGTCTGTTTCAGGTAATGCAGATTTTCCAGTAACAAACTTATGAATAAATTCCCTTCCAACATTTATTTTTAATTCAAAATTAGAAGGTAATCTCTTCATTTCAGGTGGTCTGTTTATAACTGATAAACTACTCAACATATAATTTACAGAAGACAATTTATCAGAAACACGTAATGCAACTGACTTATCACCCACTCTGGTTAAAGTTAAATTAACATCCGCATCCAATACATCCAATAACTTTAAAAACTGTTCTGTATTATAAACACCTATTTCACTGTTTTCAAACTTCCACTTACTCATTGTTAATTCACCCAACAATGATTTATCTCCAGTAATAAACCGAGTAAACAAAATATCAGATTTAGTTTCTAAAATTACTGATTGAACTTCTTTGTCAAGATAATATTTCTCAATAAATCTTACCAATTTAGATTTATCCATAACTTATTCTCCTATTATTATAACCATATATACATATATATTAGTTTTATTTGTCAAAATTAAAAAAATCTTTCTATTATTTTAACAGTATCAAAACAGATCAAAAAAACTTTTCCATCGTTTTAGATGCATCAGTTGGTTCATCCCAATTCATACTCTCATACAACATCATAATTTTTTTGTGTAATGCTTGTTTATATAATTTATTATAATCAATATATTTTTTTATAAAATCTAATACTTTTGGTGAATCTTCATGTCCTTTGTATGCAATAACATCTATTCCAAGTTCATTTCTCTTTAAATAAACCCATTTAATTTTTTCACCATTAAATATAAATTTATATTTTTTATTATCACCAAAATGTACTAATAAATCATTATAGTTTATTGCGGATTTTACATGAACAGGAGTTCCCTTTTTATATCTCTTAAACATAATATTATCTTTTTCAATATATTTTTTAATACCTTTAACCCCTACTGGTATAGATATTTTATCAAAATCCATCAACTTCATACTATTTTTAAAATTAATAATAAATTTATCCAACTTATCCTTCGGAACATCCATAAGAATATCTTCTAATATCTTTTGTAATAACTCTTTCATAGCAACTGGAAAACTTGAACGAACTGTATCTAATCCCTTAACCATCATCTTATTAACCTTTTTACCATTATCATTAATAAGTTTTAATCCATATCGTTTTTTAGTTACAAACAATCCACTTTTAGCTATAACCTCTTGTTTAATTTGAAATCTATGTGTGTCCAAATTACAAAAGTTTTTAGCAAACCAATCATATCCATTGTTTAAATAATCCTGAACTTCACTTGCAATATTCAAAATAGCCATAGACATTCTTTCTTCATTTCTAGTATCTACATCTGGAAATCTTTTCTTTACAAGTGGTAGAGCTGAATAAAATACAGAATCCGTATCAATGTAAATACAATGATCTTCCAAATCATTTAATTCCTTATTGTAATAATCATTTGCTATTTTTTTTGTAAATTTTATTAATGTTTGTCCTGTTAAAGTAACAGCTTCAGCATTATCTACATCATAAAATCTAAATACAGGCAATCCCAATACTCCATATAAACTATTCAAAAGTATCTTTTGTAGATATTGCCGTCTATCAAAATATTCTGATTTTTCTTTATCTCCTTGTTCATAAAACTTTTTAGACAACTTTCTATATTCAACTCGTTCATCAAACCATTTTGCTAAAAGTGCAGGTATAAGTCCTGCCTTATCTGACCTATACATAACACCATTTGTTGCTACAGATATTTTTCTACCAAAAAGAAATTCTTTTAATTCTTCTTCAGTAAACTTTCCTATTTCTTTTTCTTTTTGTACTATAGTATATGTTTTTTTATTACCCGTTTTCAAAAATTCTTCTGGATTCCACCCCCCAATTTTACCAATTTTTGTTTCCGGTGATATATTCAATGACATAATACAAGAAGGATACATTGAAGTAACATCTAAATCATAAACCCAATTATGTTTACCTCGTATTGGTTCTTGAACATATGCCCCTGCAAACTTATCATGCCCCTTTAACAGTCGTCTATTAGCTGGATTTTTATTTGTAGCCACAATTCCATTCTTTTTTAAATAAACTAAAATAGCACCTTCCAAATATCTTGAAGACATATAAATATCCTCATATGGTATATGACCCAAATGACTTAACCCTTTAGCAATTTCAATAAAATCTAACTTATCATCTAATTTCTTTACAATCCTAACATCATGTATATTATACTCTACAAATTTTTTCAAATCATTTTCATATAAATCATTTAATGTTCCTTCATATTTAATTTTGCTTTCACCCAATTCTTCTTCTCCAATAGAATCTAATCTATAAGAAGATTTTTGACTGAATGTAAATTTTTTATACAAACTTAAATAATCTAATACATTCACTCCAGCTACAGTATATCTATTTTTAAAATCACTCCACCTAACTATATAAATTGGTGATAATGTATTAGCTATATCCTTACCAACAACTTGAACCGCTCTATTATAAAGATATGGTATATCAAAAAACTCAACATTCCACCCAGTTAAAATGGTTGGTTGTATTTCTCTATATTTTATAAAAAATTTATTTAAAAGTTCAAATTCAGTTAAAAATGTTTCTACAATAACCCCCTCTTCAAAATCATTTTTCAGTTCTTTATTTTCATCAAGTACATAACAAAAATATTCATCAGTTATTTGATCATTAAAAGCAATAGAAATTATTTTATTGTTGGCTCTCTGAACATTTGGAAACCCTTGTGTAACTTCTACTTCAATATCAAAAATCATTGTTCTATGACCTACTGATACTTCATCTGAATCAGTATATTTATCGACTAAAGTTCTAATTTCTGGATTCACATCTGATTCAAATAATTCTGGATGTTCATCGTCCCATTTATATATCTTTTTTAATTTATCTCCATATAAAGAAACATATGATCCCGTTCTATTTTTTACATAAGCATACTTTTTATACCGAAACGTCTGATGACCAAACGCATCATCCCAAATATGTATTTTATTATGTAATCTATCGTAGAAAATATTCTGATAAATGTCGTAACCTCTTTTTAACTAACTATCTACACACAAATGGTTTCAATCAACTTTTCAATAACAAGATAAGGATCACAATTCGCTGATGGTCTTCTATCTTCTAAATAACCACACCCATCTTTATCTACTTGCCACGGAATACGAATAGATGCTCCTCTGTCTGAAACTCCCCAACTAAATGTATCTATAGCTTGTGTTTCGTGTAGTCCTGTTAATCGTCTTTCATTTCCCTCACCATATACTTTCATATGTTCTTCGTGTTTATATGACAGAAGTAAACAAGCTTCTTCTATGTCTTGTCTACCACCATATTCTCTCATATCTTTTGTAGAAAAATTACAATGACATCCCGCCCCATTCCAATCACCCTCTGCTGGTTTTGGATCTAATGAAACTGTCAATTCATATTTCTCACAAATTCTTTCCAGTAACCAACGAGCAACCCACAAATCATCACTCATATGAACTGAGCCACCAGCACCAATCTGATATTCCCATTGTCCTAACATCACTTCTGCATTAGTTCCACTAATACTAATTCCTGCTTGAATACAGGCATCAGTATGTTCTTTCATAATATTTTCACCAATGTTTCTACCACAATAGTAATCACCTTGAGGCGCTGGTTCATCAGATGCTGGCCAACCTAATGGTCTATTTGTTTCATTATCATACAAAGTATATTCTTGTTCAAATCCTACCCATTCATCAATATTATTCCCCACAACTGTTAATGTTTCTTCTAACACTCTTCTTGTATTTGTAGTATGTGGTGTATCATCTACATTCCACACTTCACATAAAACTATTGAACTATTTTCTTCTAATGGATTAGGATATACTCTTACTGGTTTCAATACACAATCAGAATTACTACCTTCTGCTTGTTCTGTTGAACTGCCATCAAACCCCCAAATAGGTGCCACTGCATCTTTATCAAACTCTTTTACAACTTTAGTTTTACTTCTAATATGTGTTGGTGTACACCCATCCAACCATAGATATTCTAACTTATGCATAATAAACTCCTTTTATATAGTTTCGGGTATATCACAGATATCGTTGTTACAAAACTTATCTATTTCAGCTTCTTCCCCTTCAACTCCAACAAAACTTAAATATTTTAAATTACTAACCATACTTTTATATTTATTTTTAGTTATTTTTTCATACGGCATTTGACGATATGCCCCAGTATCGTATCTTGGTAAAAGAGAGATCCCCTTTAATCTATATTGAAAATAATTTAAAACGTATGGTAATTCATCTGCTTCTGTTTCGGGACAAAAAGTAGCAGTACAACTAACTTGATTATCAGCCCAATGTCGTTGTAAGAACGCGGCCAAACTGAATTGTTCCCAAATCGAAAGTTCAGCCGCTGTTCTTATTCCTTCCCCTACATCAACGGGCACCTCTACTACAACTGTAGTATCTTCTGAACCGAATGCTGGTTCTATTGTATACCCTGCCTTTTTTAACGGCTTTAATAACTCTGAATGTTTTGATAATCTCATTCTTCTTATATAAAATCTACTTTCTGGATAGTGTAATCCTGGAGTTGCCCCTGCCAACAATGAAACCGTTCCACTTGGTTTTACTGATGTAGTTTTAATTGAACGAGGTACAGCTAACCAATCAGAATACATACAATCCCAGCTTTGAATTATATCATACCCTGTTTCTAACCAAGACCTCAATTCTTCTAACCCACGATTAGTAATAAATTGTGCTACACCACTTACACTACAACCAATCCTACGATTTCTCAACATAACTCTATTGGTATCACTCCAATGAGTTTTTCCAAGTGTTACCGTTTTAGCATACAAATACGCATATTTTAATGTCCTAAGATAATCCTCTAATGAATCATGATTGTTTGGAAACGTTTCTACTAAACAACACAACTCATATGATTCTAATGTTTGTTCTAAACAAGGATTTCCACCAGCTGCTCTGTGGTCTTTATTATCTCTACCGTTTTTTAATCTACTATAACCTCTCATATTTTCTAACCAAGCTAAACCAGGCTCACCATTATCTACAATTCTTTTACATACATCAGTATAATCCATTCCAAGTTCTGCATATATTGAGTTGTTTGAAGTCCATCCGTATTGTTCTCTATGTGGATTTGCTTTATAATTTTTTAAATTCAAATATTCATCATCAAATGGATTTCCAAATACTATTTCTGCTGTTCTACGAACATTCCCTGCTACTACACATTTTCCTATAAGGTTCATAATATCTACAATTGTAGTAACAGTAATTGGCTCACCTGTATTTTTATCTAAAACTTCTCTTATCTCTTTATGTATTTCTTTTAATGGTTCGTGTCCACTTGATACTCCACCAAAACCTTTGATTGGTTCTCCTGCATCTCTAATTTGATTGTAATCAAACTCTATTAATGGCATTCCATGAAAGTAACTTTCTAACAATAACCTCAAAGATTCTACCCAACCCTCCCGAGTATCAGGTATCATATAAATTTCTTCATTTCTATCTCTGTTAACACCTTTAACTATAATTTCACCAGCCCCTTTTGTATCAAATCCAACACCAACACCTAACATACTAGCATCCATCAAAAAACAAAATGGTTTTGAATAATCATCTTTAATAGTAGATGTGGATACAAATGCACAATTATTAAGTGCTGCATATAACCCCTTTTCTTCTGTTATAGAAGTTCCCATGGCCCAAAGACCTCTGCCGGGTGGTAAAAATTTCATATAAAAAATACGGTCATACATTTCTTGTGCTGACCGTTGTGCTTGCCAAGGATTCCAACCAAGGCCATGAGAATCAATCCAATGCTTTTGCATTGAATAAGTACCTTCTACAACCCGTTTAATAGTTTCCCACCATCTTTCATTTTTTCCATCTTCTTTAATACGAGAATAAGTTCTCATATAAACTAATTCACCTAAACCATTAAAACCAAATGGTGGTCTTTTTCTTTTATATTTATCTATAAAATTTTCAGATAAAACAAATTTTTCAATTGACAACAGAAATTCTCCTTAATATATAAAATCTTTTACCATAA